TCGTAGTGATACAGGTGATTTTAAACTTTCACTAACACAATTTGGTACAGGCGCGTGGGCGTCAGGAGGAAATTTAAATCAAGCTAGATCACAAGGTGCTTCTACAGGTTCTTCACAAACTACTGCGATGGTTTCTGCTGGAAATAAATTTTCTCCTGGTGCATCTTATGATGCAGTTGAACAATATGATGGTACAAGTTGGACAGAAATTACAGAAGTTAATACAGCAAGAGGACATAGCACAGGAGCAGGAACACCATCAGCAGCTTTATGTGTTTCAGGGATTCTTGCTGGTCAATCATCAGGTATGGCAAATGTAGAGTCTTGGAATGGAAGTTCTTGGACAGAAGTTAGTGATGTTAATTCAGCTTTTTCACAAGCAGGTGGTTGTGGAGCAACTAACACAGCAGCTGTTAAATTTGGTGGAGAAGTAGCAGGTGGAACATCAACAGCAAATACAGAAACTTGGGATGGTTCATCATGGACTGAAGTTGCAAATTTAAATATGGCTAGAACACAAATTGGAGGTTCAGGAACTTCAACAGACGCAATGGGAGTTGGAGGACATCCTGGTTCTGGAGTTACTAATGATGCTGAAACTTGGGATGGTTCATCTTGGACTGAAATATCTAATGTAAATACATCAAGACAAGGTGGAATGTGTATAGGTAATAGCACTCCATTACATTTATTTGTAGGTGGTAATAATTCACCTACTTATTATACTATTACAGAAGCATGGAATGGTACAAGCTGGACAGAAGTTGCAGATTTATCTACAGCAAGTTATAATGGTACTTCTGTAGGTGGATATACAAATGGTTTAGTTGCAGGTGGTATTGCTTCTGCTCCTACACAACCAGCAGCTACAGAGGAATGGACTATACCTGAATCAATAAGTAATTTAACAATAACGGATTAATATGACATACGGAGCTGGAAATAGTGGAGATTATAAAAGATTAAAAGGTCAGATGATACAAGTTACTGATACTGATCCACTTGTTTATACTGGTGCGTGGGCTAGTGGTACAAGTTTTAATACAGGAAGAACAGCTCACGGTTCAACTGGAAATACTTCTAATGCATTAATTTTTGGTGGTTCTCCTCCTTATACAGGAATTACCGAATTATGGAATGGATCATCTTGGACTGAAGTTGCAGATTTAAATCAAGCTAGAGCAGGAGGAGCTACCGCAGGAGCCGATCATACTTCCGCTTTATATGCTTCAGGTGCAAATCCTCCAGGAGCTTATAAATCAGATGTTGAAGTTTGGGACGGATCTAGTTGGAGTGAAGTGTCTGAAATTAATCAAGCAAGATATTTTGCTTCAGGTATTGGTACAGCTACAGCCGCTTTATTTGCAGGAGGAAACAGACCACCTACTTCTAGTCCTGGTGCTCAAGTTACAGTAGAATCATGGGATGGTTCATCTTGGACTGAAATAGCAGATTTAAATACTGCTAGATATGGTTCAGGAGAATCAGGAAGTCAAACAAGTGCTATAGTTTTTGGTGGAACTCCAGTAGTTGTTAGTAATGAATTATGGAATGGATCTAGTTGGACTGAAGTTGGTAATTTAAATACAGGAAGAGCTGGTGCTGGAAGTAGTTCTACAACATCTACTTCTGCTTTAGCTTTTGGAGGTGAGGCACCGGATTACACAGCAGCTACAGAATCTTGGGATGGAACAGTTTGGACTGAAGTATCAGATTTAAGTGCAGCTAAAGCAAATACTGGAGGATCAGGAACTGCTATTAACGCAATTGCAACAGGTGGAGATCCTGTTTCTGCAAACACAGAAGAATGGACTTTTCCATCAGCACCCGCAATACAAGAAGGACAAATGTGGATTAAAACTGCAACAGGCACTAGTAGTGTTATGAAAGGATACGCGGCTCAAGGGACAGGTGCATGGGCATCGGGTGGAAATTTAAACACCGCAAGATATGGAGCAGGATCTGCAGGTATACAAACTGCAGCATTTGCTGCTGGAGGTGCAGATGCAACAGGTGTACTTGCTATTAATGAACAATACAATGGCTCAAGCTGGACAGAAGCTGCTGATTTAAATACAGCTCGTACTGGTCTTAGAGCATCAGGTTCAACAACTTCTTCAGTAGTTTTTGGTGGAACACCATCTGCTAAAAATGAAACAGAAACATGGGATGGCTCTAGCTGGACAGAAGTTGGTAATTTAAATACAGGTAGATTTGAAGGTGGATCTTCACAATCAGGAACTCAAACTGCAGCTTTGTATTTTTGTGGTGCAGAACCTTCAA